GGAGGCGTCCAATACAGCGAGCGTAAATTCTGCGTTGCAATATGGGATTGATCTCGTCCAGGTTTCTGTCCATTCCGGGTCTTGTGATCTTTGCGACCCGTTCCAGGGAAAGATTTTTTCAGTCTCTGGGACGAACCCGGATTTCCCGGTATTAGAAGAGCGGCCCCCGTATCATCCAAACTGCCGACACGTTCTTCTTCCGGTGACAAAAGAATATTTAACGGCGAAAGGGCTTTATCGAAATTCTTCAAGGTTTAGTCTTTCTTCAAAAAGCGTTGACACTTTTAAGGATTTTGAAAGCGAGCTTAAATATGTTTAATGCGTATATGAATAAATCAGTTACTCTCCGTCGGAGTTATGGGAATAATACCTGGGGCGAACGGCTATATACCGACACGATAGTCAAGGCGAGAGTCGAGTTTAAAAATAAAATGATACGGGATTATCGCGGGGAAATGGTTGTTTCCTCGGCGAGCGTTCTTTTGCCTGATCTGTCTATTGATGTCTCTGATAAAATAATCATTGACGGGGTTGTTCACCCGATTCTTATGCTTACAAAACAGGCGGCATTTATTAATAACTCAATGCAGGAGGCGTTTCTTGGCTAAAATTCTTCTTAAAGTCAGCACAGATAAAGTCAGGGCCCGGCTCCGTGAATTTGATGAGCTTGCCATGTCCGGCGCGGAAGAAGGTATAGGTGCGGCGCTCTTGCAATTAAAACATGATTCGATTATGGAGCGCCCAACTGCCCCGATTGATGAAGGGTTCCTGCGCGGGTCCGCGTCAATCTTTGTCCAGAATAAGGAAGTCGAGCAGCCAGAAATCCCCGGCGAGAAAACAGATTTCAAACTCCGGACGTTTTCAATGTCACTTGAGGATTCAAAAATTATCGGGGTTCTCGGCTTCAACGTTCCTTATGCGGCGAGGTGGCATGAGGTCCCGGCAAATTTTCAAGAACCCTCGGCGGGGAATAAATATGTAGAAACAAAGATGGTTTTAAACAGAAAAATTTATAAAGAGATTGTCATTAATAGGATAAAAAAATCTTTGGGGATAATATGATTAAATCAATCGCGACATATATTGAGAACAACAACGCAGAGTTTGTTATTGACACAAATCTTTTTGCGGGGTTCAGGCCGTCAAACTCACAAGACCGGTGCGTCACAATCCTTGAGAGTGGCGGCGGGCAAACTGACCCATATCTCCCGGACAAGATCGCGAAGGGAATCCAGGTTTTATCAAGGGCAATAAGTTATTGGGACGCCCGCGAGGACATTTTTAAGATTTATGATTTTCTTAAATCCAAAGCACAGATTACGCTTCCTGTCGTCGGAGAAGAAGCATACATAGCCGAATTTATTGAGGCACAGAACCCGCCGCAATCGTTAAGGCAAGATGAAGCCGGGCGATGGGAGTTTAGCGTAAACTTTATTTTTAGAATAAGAGAACCCTAAAAGGAGGGAGACACATGAGCGCAGTTTTAAAAGACCTCGGCCCTTGTCAAATAACTTTTGACGGGGTAGATATCGGAAAAACACACGGGGGGGTAACTTTCCGGGATAGTCTTGTTCAGACGGAAGTCAAAGAAGATCAGGCCGGCGCGACCCCGGTAGATCACATCATTAATGGGCGGTCAATCCAGGTCGAAGTCCCGATGACAAGAAGCACATTGGCACAATTAATGATTGTCCTCCCTGGTGCGTCGAGTTTCGGCTCGCATATCCGAGTATGTAACTACGTCGGGATTCAGCGGGCCGCCTATGCAAAACAACTTATAATAACCCCGCTCGTTGATGGCGTGCCTCAAGAGGATTCTTTGACGATATTTAAGGCATCTCCAATCCCGGATATTGAGTTAATTTTTGACGCAGAGAGTCAGAGAGTCTATAAGGTGATTTTTAACGCATACCCGGATTCGACAAAAAACAACGGGCTATATCAACTCGGCGGGGCAGTAGTATAAAATTCCGTCGGTATACCGACGAGGGAGGGCTTCAATATGGCAAAGTTTAATATGGACGAACAAGATCAACTCGCCGGACCGATTGAGCTTCAGCTAGGCGATAAGGTTTTTTCGATTCAAAAATTAACAGGGGAATTAATTGAGAAATCCGACAACGCCGGGAAAGAAAAAACTCTCGACGCTGTATATTTGCAATTAAGCGCCTTGACAGGGGCTCCGGTTGATGAGCTCAAAAAGTATGATGTCCGGACAACCATGAAAGCGCTGCGGTTTATTACTCAAGAGATCGAGGCGGGAGTTTCTTCAAAAAACTAATGCCGGGGAGACTTGACGCGATTGTCGCAATCGTTTCAGCTTTCCCCGGGCAGTTCACATATAGAGAGATTCTGAATCTTGATATTCGGGATTTATATTTCTGGGCGAAACACGCTAAAAAGAAATCTCTATATGACCAGATGAAAATGCTCGTCACAATGAGGGCAGCCGTTGACCCAGGGACGGACAATATTAAGGCAATGGAAAATGAGATTAAATCGAAGATCAGGGAATTAGACGTCGGGCGCGATACGATTATCCGGGAGAATTGGGCCGCATTAAAAAAAACATCTTTGGGGAGGTGAGATAAATGGCTTTTGATCTTGGCGCTGTCGTCGGGAAAATGGTGCTTGACAGAAAAGATTGGGATGCTTCTGTCAATAAAGGTCTCGACGATATGGACAGCATGGAGAAAAAGACGGCCAGGATGGGCGAGAATTTCAAGCAAACTGGCAGACAAATATCATCTCTTGGGACTAGAATCGCAATGCTCGGGACATTAGCGATGACCCCCTTTGCCTTATCTATCCGAACGGCAGCTCAAGAGAATTATTCTTTCCAGATGCGTTTAAATACTATGGGCGACGAGATAAAGAGAATACAAGCGAATTTCGCAAATGCTTTTCTCCCCGTTCTTGATAAATTCAATAACACATTAAAAGGATTGAATTTAAGTCTTGACAATTTTAACCCTTCGTTAAAAGAAACGATTTTCAGGTTTACTGGACTTTCTGTCGTCGGGCTTGTTGTCGCTGGCGTGCTATTAAAGGTCGCAGGAGCTTTAGTGCAGATCTCTCCCCTCGTCTCTGTTGTCGGCGCGGCTTTCGCGGGGTGGAAAATAGGCGAGAAAATCTCAGAGATGTCCGGGTTGAATGAGGCGTTGAGCGGCGAAGATGGCCTATTCACAAAAATGTGGATGTGGCTTGAGGAAAAAAAGTTGCTCGAGAAATGGGAAAGCTTTATCGGGATATTCAGGAAGAAGAGCATCGCGGGGAATATCCCGACGATGGACCTCGGGCAGATTGTTGTTGGTGGCGGCGGGGCAAACAAACAACTTTCCGATGAGGGCGTAAAAACATTTACTTGGGTAGATACATTTAATAGAAAAATGACAGAGTTCTCGGCGGGGTTTCAGAAAAGTTTAAAAGACGCGATTGTTGAGCTATCAAACTTCGGTAAGCTCGGCGAGGATATCGCCAAGAGGATGGCGACGGGGATGTCAGATTCAATAAGCTCACTTTTCTTTAATGTTTTCTCGGGGCAATTAAGCGAATTAAAACAGGTCTTTGCCGATTGGGGAAATTCTCTCCTCAAAATGTTGTCGGATGTCTTCGCCAAGATTTTTATGTATTATGCCATCATAAACCCATTGACAGCATCTTTCCCTGGGTTAAAACCGGCTTTCGGCCTCGCCGAGGGGACGAATTATGTCCCATATACGGGCGTCTATAAATTACACGCCGGAGAAGAAGTAAAACCGGCGAAATATTCCAAAGAAAACAGCGAAACAAAACCGATTATGATTTATAACATGATAACCCCGGAGGCCATTGCGGCGGCGATGTCTGGGGAAGAGGGGACCGGCGTTATTATAAATGCTGTTACATTAAGCTCACTCAATAATGGCCCGATCAGAAAAGAGGTAAAATTAAGATGAGCGATTTTGCCCTTGCTATTGAAGAGACCGAAGAGGTCATCCAGACAGCCGTTGAAATTTCAAAAATGGAGAACGGCGTCGAGGAGCGGCGGCTTTTACATGAGAAAATAATAATGGGCTTCCGGCTCCGGTCTCCGAAGCTCACAAAAGCACAGGCCCAAGCGTACGTTGATTTTTATACTGCTCATTACGGGGAATATTCCGAGTTTACGTTTACAAGCTTTCTCGACGACACCGAATATACTGTCCGGTTTTCCGGACCAATGGCAAGAAAACAGTCTAACGGGAATTTCTGGTGCGAGTGGGAGTTCGAAAGATGTTAGAAGCGACCGCCGATTTCATCCAAGAGCTCAACAAAAAATATAAGGCCCCGATATATCTCTATACTGTCATAAATTATAACGGGCTTGGTGAAGACCTAAACTATTCGGCCTGGAATGAAGACGTAGTTTTTGACGGCGTCACTTATGAAGCGTTCCCGATTTCGCATGATCTTATCGGAGAAAATTCTGATCTCGAGATTGACCTTGTAAAAGTCACGATCTCAAATATCTCAAGATTAATGCAGAGCTACCTCGAAGATTTTGATTGGCGAGGCAAGGATTTTAGGATAAGGATGGTCTTTAAAGATTTACTTGCCTCACCCGACGATAAAATAGATTTTATATACACGATAGACAGCTATTCGGCAGATCAGAAATCCGTTACTATTACTCTCCTCCCAAGAGTCAATGTAATGAATGTAACCGTCCCGGCGAGAATTTATTCGAGAAATTCTTGCCAATGGGATTTCGGCTCGGAAGAGTGCGGATATTCTGGCGAGGGTGGCCCGTGTAACAAAACAAAGGCAAGCTGTAAAGCATTAAATAATTATCGGAGATTCGGGGGGTTCCCGTCTATTCCTACACAGAAAATTTATGTCATCTGAAAGAGACAAATTGTTCGGCTATGTAGGCATCCCATTCCTCAAAGATGGGCGGGACAGAAACGGTGTTGATTGCCTCGGGCTTGTTATCCTGGCTTTCCGCGAAATTTGGGGAATAAAATTATTTGATCTTAAAGGGGCATACGTCCCAGGGGCCCGGGAAAAAGGGAAAGATTTATTCCGTGAACATTATCATTATAACTGGAAAAAGCTCCGTCGAGAGAATAAGCGTCCGTTTGATTTGGTGTTCTTCCGGGATGTTGATGGGGCCACAAGGCATGTCGGGATTGTCATTAATCGGTGGGAGTTCATTCATTGTTTAAAATCTTCCGGCGTCGTTATTAGCAGAATTAATGACGACGGATGGAAAGAAAAAGTTGAAGGGTTTTACAGGTATAAATATGCCGGTTACACTGAAATATTATCCAATAAGATTTGACCGGGAGCATCAGACAAAAACGTTTGAATACTCCAGGGGGAAGACTGTCGGCGAGTATATAAAGGACTCCGGGTTCCTTGACAAAGATATTGATATTGTCCTCGACGGTGGAGTTGTTGACAACCTCGAAACGTTAGTCAACGAGAAATCTGAAATAATCATTACTCCAAAAATCGAAGATGCTATCGGGGCTGTTATTTGGAAAGGGTTAATGCTTTTAGTAAAAGCCGCGACAGCTGCAGTAAAGTTCGCAAAACTCCACCCGATTATGACCGCAGGGATGGCGCTCTCCTCTGGGTACTCGATATATCAGGCGATTTCAATGGCAAGAAAAAAGAGCTATGGGCTCGACGGGCTAGGGCTCGACGAGAGTTCCCCTACTTATGGATGGGACCAGATTCAGACGGTCCAAGAGGTCGGGATCCCAGTTAAAAAAATATATGGGCGGCATCGCACCGGCGGGAATATCCTCAATCAGTTCGTATCTGCCGACGGGTTAAATCAATACCTCAATATTTTAATTGGAGTATGTGAAGGCCCGATCAGGTCTATCTCAAACATTATGATTGACGGGAACCCGATAGAGAATTATTCGGACGTTACCGTTGAAACAAGACTCGGGACAAACGATCAGGAAATTATAAGCGGGTTTGAAGAGTTACATTCCCCGCATCCTATTAACGTCGAGCTCCCGATGGACGACCCGTATTCATATACGACAGAAGGGCTTGAAGTTGACGGGTTCTCCATTTATGTCACGCTTCCAAACGGGCTATATCGCATTGACCCAAACACAGGGGCAAGTCTTGCCTGGTGGGCTTCATACGTCGTCGAGTATAAGCTACATTCCGCTGAGGAATGGACGACGGTTACACCAGATGTAAAAGTGACGACATTATCCAGGAGCGCGGTGAGGCATGTATATAACAAACGTGGGCTCACCCCTGGGCAATACGATATCCGGGTAACAAAAAATTCGATAGACAGTTCCGACTATTATGTCTGCGATGTCTTTCTCGCGACGATTGATGAAATAGTAAGCGAAGATTTGATATACCCCAATACCGCCCTTTTTGCGATAAAATTATTGGCGACAAACCAGATCAGCGACGCGACGCCGAATATTACTTTTGTCGTCGAGGACGCAACTGTCTCAATGCCGGATGTCCTGGATGAAGAAGACGGCGACCCTGTTGATTGGGAAGCTTATTATTATGACCCAGATGCCGAGGTGTTCCGTTTATTTGAAGATGATTCTGCTCTTTATTGGGACGGCGAATCTTACAGGACAGGGTTTTGCGCAAACCCTATCTGGTGTCAGCTTGATGCTATGAAGAATAAAAGATATGGGATGGGGAAATTTCTCCCCGACGAAAGAATCAATGAATCTCAGATGTTACAATGTGCGCTTTATTGTGAAGAAAAGGTCAATGACGGTGAAGGGAATTTCGAAAAGCGGTTTCGTTGTGATATTGTCGTCGACAGCTCGACAAAAGCTTGTGATTTTATGACGCAGATTTCCGCGATCTATCAGGGCTTCGTTTTTTATTCATCAAACGGGTTCTCCGTCAGTATTGACCGACCAGGGCAAGCCGTCCAATCGTTCGGGATGGGAAACATTGTCAAAGACAGCTTTTCCCAGACGTGGAAATCCCGGACAGAAATTTATAATGTTATTGAGATAGAATACAGGGACAAAGATTTGGATTATGCGAATGAAACCGTGACAATCGAGGACGGGGAATCTCTAGCCGCTGGCGACCCGAGAAATATTA